CAAAGCCCGATCCGGTTCGCCACTTTCCGCCGAGTTTGTAGCTACGCGCTTTCTTGCCGCTGCGCGGTGCCACGACGTGGCCAAACTCCACGAGGTGCGCGTAGTTCGCGGGGCGCGCAGCTCCCCGGCGATCCGCACCGTCTGCGACTTTGCCGCCGCGGTAGTATTGCCGCGATGGACCAACCAACGCCAGAGCGGTCCCGCGGGATTCGTTTTTCACGACTTTTGACGTGATCGATTGCGCGAGTGCTCCGGTGTCGCGCGGCGCGAGAGCGGCGGCGCGCGTCCTGAGAGGTGCGACCGCCTTGGCGAGCGAGTCGGCCAAAATGTTTGCGCGCATTTCCGCCGGGAGGCCTTGCAAGACTTTGCGAAGGTCGGCGAGGCCGGTAAAGCGAAGGTCGGTTTTATTTGCCACGGGAGGAGGCGAACGTGTTGGCGACGGAGCTCAGCGCGGCCGCGAACGCGCGTTGATCGGCGATTTCGAGCTTCCGCGCGGTTTCGGCGTCTGCCGTCTCGGCGTCGCTCGCGAGGTCGGTGTAGTCGATCGGTTCATAAGGGACGCCCACCGTGATCCCGGCGCGGCTCAGCGCTCGGCTTTCGCGACTGAGCCAAGCCCGTTCGAGGGCGGCCCATTCGGCGCGGGTGCAATCCCCGTAGGCGGGGCAGACGCCCCCAAATTCGACGATCCCCCGGGCCCATCCGCGGAGCCATTCACTATCGAGGGCGCGGAGTCCTCGGCTTTTTTTTTGAGCGTGAGCACTCCGGCGTCGAGCATCGCCTGATGCAGTGCCTTGAGCGCGGCGAGCTGCGTCGGCCCTTCGCCGATCAACTCGGCGACCGCCTCGGGTGTCGCGGTCGCGTCGTCGCGCTCAGTGAGGCCGGCCCATACAAAGCCGGACAGCGCCCAGAACGCGCGCCGCGGGTTTTTGTGCCCCAGGTCGGCGAGCACGGGAACGCGCTCAAGCGAGCCAAGGCGATAGTCCGCGGCGTGCGTCCAAGAAAGGGCGCGTGCGCGGTCGAGCATTACGGGGACGGGCGGAAGTGCAGGCATCGGAATTAGACGGGCTGGTTTAGTTCGGGCCGGTGATCGCGGGGCGATCAATGCGCCGGAGTTGGGCAAGAAATTCGAGCATGAGACCCAGCGTGATCGCGCCGAGCATGGCCGAAACGTCAACGTGCGGGTCGACCTCCATCGCCATCGCGATCACGAGCAACGCAAACACGCGGAGGGGCTGGTCGAGCGACGTAGTCGGCGAAATGTCTGCCGCGAAAAAATCCACGCCAGAAAGCTGTTTGAATCGGTCGAGCGCCCCGTCGTTGAGTCGTATGAGCCGGGGGCGGTCGAGCGTGAGAATGAAATCAGCGGGGGCCATCGGGAGAGGTTGGGAGAAACGTTTGCGCCGCGAATCAGCTTTGGCGGGTCAGGATGCGAAGCATGACTTCCCGCGCGTCGCTGCTGCTGCGGTAGGAGCGGTCTGCGGTCGCGGCAGGGCCGGCACCGCGGAGGAACGCGTCGCGCTCCTGAATGATTGAGCTGAGTTCGGGAGACTCGGCGCGCATCTCGCGGAACTGGCGAAGCGAGCGCTCGGCAACGCCGGTGTCCGGATACGCCGGCCAAACGGTCGGCGAAATTTCGAAGAGGTCGACGTCGAGCAAGACGCGCGTGTCGATCTCTGCGCCCTGCTCCCATCGCGTCTTCACGGCTTGGAAACCAAACGAGACGCCGTCGACGATGCCGGAACGCACGTTTGAGACGAGGTCCTGATTGGTCGACGTGTTCACGAGGCGCATTTCAAACGCGAGCCCGGCGGCAGTTTCCTGCAAGGTGAGCGTGGTCGGAGTGCGGGCCGTGGGCTTGTTCGGATCGTGCGACCAAAGGGCGACCACGTCGGGATTATCGCGGAGCGTGCGCGTGAAGGCGCCGGGGGCGATGCGCTCGACCCAGTCTTTGCCGTTCTGCCCGCCGTCTTTGAAGCGCACAGAGTCTTTGCCGAAGGGCGCGGCGACGCCCTTTAGCACGGCGATGTAGCCGGAGGCCGGCGGCGCATTGCGGAGTTCAAGACCTTTGAAGGCGCGGCGTTCGATTTGCATTTTCGTATTTGAGAGGGCGGACGGTTGATTGTTCGGAGGGTGCGGTTGCGGTGGTCTCGCGGTCGTCGCGACGAGTGCGGCGAAAAACCGGGCCGCGACGTAGGAACCTGCCCGGCCGCCGGCCGGTTTCTTGTCTGATCACCGAAGCGGCGGCCGGGCATTTTTCCATGTCCAAAGTTTTTAGGTGCAGATCGCGTCGAGCATGGCCGCGAAGGCGGCGGGGTTGCGGACGCCCGTATCGACATACGCCGTCGCATAGAGCTGAGTCTTGCCGGCGATGGCGTCGGCTTTGTCGCGGACTGCGGTGAAGATAATCCCGGATCCCCACAGAACGACGAACAGTTCAGAAAACTCGCCGAAAACAATCGCAGAACAGGTGCCCGAGGCAGAACCTTTCGTGAGCGTGTCGGGGACGCTCGGCGTCACGCCGGCCGCGTGGCCGAGTAGTGAGGTGGCCGCAGTTTCCGACCAGATCGGCACGGAGCCCGAGGCAAAGAGCGGAGTCTTGCGGAGGGTGCGCCGGACATCGGGCGACACGAGCCAGCCGAGATTGCCGCGGTCGGCCTTGGCGGTGCCGGTGACTGCGAATTCCAAATCGCAAAGATTGGCGTAGGTGGGGGCGGCGCCGTTCGTCCCGCCGACCACGGAGCCGATTCCGGCCGTGTTGATGATGCCGGTGGGTTCGTCGCTCGCGGTCACGCCCGCAATGGCCACGCGTTGGATCTCGACGGCGAGCTTCGACAGCATTTCGAGGCGGAGAAATGCCTCGATGCCTGAGCCCTGCCGCAAGAGTTGATCCGATACCGGCATGGATGCGGTGACGCGGTGGGGCTCAAGGGCGAGCTCGGCAAGAGTCTCGTCCGTGTCGGCCGCCGCGGCGTTTTCGGTCTTCCACTCAGCCGACATGTCGACGGCTGCGCGCGGCAGCTTCACGTCGCCGCGGAAACCTCCGAGGATGCGCGCGCCGAGTTTTTCGAGAACGAGATTTTCGCGGAAGGCGGTGCCGATTTCGGGCACTTCGGTTGCGATGGTCATCCCGCCTTGATCGCCAGCGGTGGAGGTCTGTCCGCTCGCGGTCATGTCGCGAGCCTCGCGGTTTGCGTCGCCCGCATACCACGGCAACACAAGGCCGTGCGCCGGAGCGCTGGGGCCCAAATCAAAGCGGCTGCGGAGCTCTTCTTGGGCGCGGTGCTGTTCGCGAGTGAGGCCGCGAGCAGCGTCGGACGTGACGGCGGCGGTTTTGAGGATGTCGACAAGGTTGGGAAATTTCATGGGTGTGCGGTGGGTGAATGTGGTAGTTTGATTGGCACTACGGGAGCGCCGCCGGGCCATTTAACCAACTGCGCACAGTTCGCCTTCCGGAATTTCGTGCACCTTCCGGAAGTCGGGACGCTCCACAGGCAGCCGGGCGCGGCGCCGACACTCGGCCCGCCACGCCTCGACATCGGCGGCGAGGGCGACGACGGTTTTCTTCCCGATCCGGTGCGTAGTGAGAGCTCCACTACGGGCGGCCTGCCGAACGGTGGAAAGCGGGATTTCGAATTCGACCGCGATGTCTTGCAGGTAGTAGCGCGGCCGGCGAGGGCGGGTAATCCCCGCAGGGCTGGCGGCGCCTGGCATCCGCCATGATTCGAGGTCGGGACGCTCGATCACCACGAGGCGCGAGGTGTAGCGGTAGGCGCCAAGCTCTCCGGCGTGAATCGCGTTCAGGACCGACTTTGGGCAGACTTCGCGGAGCTGTGCCACGTCGCCGACGGAGAAGGTGTGCCGCGCGCCAATCATGCCCTCGCCGCGGACATGGATCGCTGTAGGGGCGAGGGGCTGTCTTCGAGCGGAAGTTCGCCCTGCCCATCGTTTGGCTTTATGCGTATCCGTGTTCGTGACACGGCACCCATTCCAAACTCGGCGGCGAGCTTCGCGTAAAGCGCCGCGCCGCGCTGCTGCGCGGAATCGAAGCGAGCCATCTTGCGCTCGTCTGCGGCGGTCAAAGTTTTCCTTTTTCTGAGAGCGTCGATGCGGCCGGAGAGCCAAAGATTCCGCGAGTGAGCTTGGCAGAGCAGCGCGAACAGGCCGGCGTCGCTTTCGCCAAGCGTTCCCAGCTTCACAAGCTGCGGCCCTTCAGACATCCAGAAGCGTTTCGCTTCGTCGTCGAGATAAGCCGGCGCCTCGACGAGCCCGATCACAGGTTGCGGTTCGCTGAGCGTGTCGATTGGGCGGTGCCCGGGGTTCCCCTGTAGGATTTTGAGCGCGGTGGGTTTGGGTCTGCGGCCTTTCATTTTTTTGAGGTGGTCAGATCGATCGAGAGACTTTCGGCAAACGCGCGGAGCAGAGCGGCCGAGCGGCGTTTGTGCGCCTTGCGACGCTGTAGCCAACGGCGCGCGCGGGCGGTCGACTTCGCATTTTTCAAAGCTGCGATCTCGGCGGAAACACGGTCGACCTCGGCGCGATATTGGCAAAAGCCGGCGAACAGGTGGAGGTCAACCGGGAGCAGCTTGCCAGATGCGACGAGCGCAGGGCCGGCCGCGAGGAAGTAGGCTCTGGCCTGCGCGTCGAGCTCGGCGGGCACAGGTCCCAAACCGGCGACGAAATCGACGGCAACGGGCAGCGGAGGCAGCAGGCGAAGCGGCGGGAACGTATTCACGTTGAAACGGCCGCGGTGGCAACGGCGAGCGGGTGCGCTGGATGCCAGCGTTTCAGGGCGGCAGCGCGAGCCGCCGCGGAACGGTCACGCTTACGGGTGCCTTTCCATCGGGCGCGGCCTGCTTTTTTTTGGTGCGCATCGGGCGCGTAATACCGGTGTCCACAAGACGGGCAAACGTGGTTTTTTTTCATGGTAGAAATGCGAGCCGGTTCGGAGTCATGCGAGCCGGTTCGGAGGGAAATCGAGTTTTCCAGATTTGCGGGAGCGTGCGGTGTGAGGCATAAACGGTCTGCGGGCCAAAAGCCCTACACTTTCGAACGCCCCCGGGGGGTGGGGTGGCTGGGTGGTCGCGCCCTTCATGCTACTACCCTTCCCGCGTTGTTTCGGCTCCATTGCTCATATTCGGCGGACAGGAAACTGCGCACGGCCAAATCGATTTGATTCCACGGCAGATGCTCTTGGTCGCCGCCGCGGGCATAGGCACTCTCAGGCTTTGTCTCATTCACCATCTCTCGCCAGAACGGAGGCTCCGCGATACTTGCCGCTGATCGAACAGCCGGAGGCCTCGCCGCCGCACATCGCGCCCAATGCTTCGCCAGCGCGTGCGCCGTGATCTTGGAGCCCGGCGGCATCACGCGAAGGTAAACACGGGCACGGCTCGCGATCTCATCCGCGGTCACATCGGGTTGCGCCCGTTTGATCGATGCGAGAGCCACGGCGATAGTGGTCGCACCCCCCGCGGTGAGTTCGGCAACGACTGAGCCCTCGATCTCCGCCAACGCTACAAAGCACGGGTCCTGTTTGCGTCGAGTGTTTGCGGCATCTGCCGGGGCTTGTTTGGTAGAAACCGATTGATCACCGCTCGCGCCGCCGGCAGGCGAGCGCCCAAAGATATCCATTTCCCCTTTCTTATCATTCTGGTTAGTCGCCCTCTGTCCGCCCTCCGTCCGCCCTTTGCCTGTCCCGGTGCCCGCCCCCGAGCCCGCCCCGATTGGCGCTTTCTCCTCTGAAAACTGCCCGCCCTTGTGGGTGCCCTCGTGCCCGCCCTTTTCAAGCCCCGTCCGTTCGTCTTTTAGCGAAAAGACCCGGCTGTCGCAAAGAGTCGCGACCGTGCCTTTGTTCGACGCTGAAAACGTCACCAGCCGGAAACGTTCGAGGCGCAATTTGGCGCCGCGATATTCCTTCTCTGTCATCCCGTATTGTTGCCAGTCCCCAATAAGGGCTTGCCCGTAGGTGAGGCCATGAAGGCTCGCGCCGGAGCTGTAGCGGGCACGCATGGCGATCCGTGCCAGCAACGTGAACGCGAGCGGGTCGCTAAGGAGTTCTTCGGTGAACTCCCCTCGCTGCATCTTTATGAACCCCTGGGCGCTCACAGGATTCAGGGCTTGCGCTGCAACTCCTTCGCGCGTGCGGTGACTTCGGCAAGCGCCGCGGTGGCGCGGTCGTGAGCGTCGCAGATAGAAACCGCGTCGAGGTTCTCGTAATAGACGCCCCCCTTGCCGTCCCAACAAGCGCCCGATGCGCCGACGCCGAGAGCGTTGATGCGGTCACACGAGAGGCCCTCGGCACGCACGGGCACCGCCTCGGCCGCGATGCGTGGAAGCCGGGCGTCGTCGAATAGCTTCAGCGCTCGCAGCTGCGCCACGACCCGCTCGCGCACGGCATCCAAGTTAGCCCGCGCCACCTTCTGCGCCGCGGCAAGGATCTCCGAGGTATCGCGGATGACGCCGGCGCCGGTGTCGCTGAGCTGCGCCCGAAGACCGCCAATAATCAACTCGTCAACCGCTGCCTCGCTTTGGTGCAGGGCGATTTTGCCGTGCGTCAGCCGCGCGCGGTCGGGGTCGCGCTGAGCCATGGTCGCGAGGTCTTCGCCCTCGATGAGGGCAAGAATCTCTTTTGTCTTGGCGGCTTTGCGCGCGGCGTGATTGGCCGCGAGCGCCGCATTCCGGCGTAGCGATGTCTTCGCCGCGGCAATGCTCGCGGGTTTGTCGGGTATTTCGATTGTTTTGGTCATCTGGATTTTTTGTAAGGACGCCGTTGCGGGTCCTCCTACCCACGGCGCGTTTCGGAAAATTCGTCTCGTTTTTCTCGTTTACGCTGCGGAAGTTTCGGCTGGGTAGGACCATGCAGAATCGCCCACGTCCGGAATTTCATCGACCAAGGCCGCGACGGTTTTGTCGGTCACGTCTTGCGCCGAAAACACAGCGCCGCGGGTTTCGCAGGGCCGGCCGCGGTCATCACGAAAGACGGACGGCCCAAACATCGCGAGCGCGAGGGCGGTAGCGCGCCGGCCGCGGTTAGCGACGTTGGGCGAGTCAACTAACCATTCACACCGCGAGCGCATCACCGCCGAGAGGAGCGGCATGGATGCCGAGGCGAGGCGCTCGACAACCCACTCAGCCGCCGCGCGCCGCTCGCCCTCGGACCCGGCGGCATGATACCTCGCCAAGGCCTCGGCCATCTCCACCACGTGAACGTCAACTTGCGCCACGATCTCGACGGCATCGGCCCGCGCCGACTTCGCCGCGGAGTCTGCACGGGTAAGCGTGCACTCGTCCTCAATTGAGAGCACGGACGCGGCGAAATCGCGGGGACCCGTGGCGGCGTCAAAAGCTCGTTGCACACGCTCGGCGAAGGTATCCCAGGGCAACCCGACGGCCTCAATTGTCGCGCCAATCACCTCTGCCGTCCGCACCTCTATGCGATCGACTCGGCGCCGGCCAACCTCGCCGACCTGTGTGCGCCAAGCCCGGGCCGCGATGCGATCGATAGACTCCCGCGTGACGAGTCCGCGCTGCGCCGCGTCGCCATCGCCGGCCGCGATGGTCGCATACCACCTTTCAAGGACCCCGATTTTATCGGCTTTCGTCATTGGTCCGGAAGCGCATCGTTGGCCGCCTCGACAGCGCTGCGCGCAGTTCTTTGACGCGTGAGAAGATTTCGACGCGCTCCCGCGGATCGGTCTCTGCGTTCAGTTCCTCAACGGCTGCGCTGAGTTTGTCGGCGAGCAGATCCGATCTGGTCGCAAGCGCTAGCCTATCCGATGTGTTCATGCGACGGATACACTGCCAGCGATGAACCGTTTGATTTCCTCAATCGAGTAGCGTTTGTGGCGGAGTCCCTGCACCGAGCGCAAAAGCTTCCTCTTCTCCAAACGGTAGAGGGTCGTAGGCCCTACGCCAAGTGCTTCGCAGGCCTCTCGCATTGTATAGGTAAGTCGGCCGACAGGCTTTCGGGTTATTTCAAGCGCGGTATCATTGTTCATATGCGGTGTTGTTTCGTTCCCACAACCCGCAACGCCGCCCCATCCGTTCAACCACTTTCCGCGCATCCCCGCTAACTCCACCCTTCTTCCGGCTTCTTCCGGCTTCTTCCTGTATCTATTATGTAAACATTCAGTTGGTCGGCTTCAGCTACTGCCAAAATCAACCTTGGCGGCCTGTGCTTGGCTATGTTCCTGCCGCAGGTGCCCGTAAGTCTTCATCGCCAACGCTCCACCATCGGAATGACCAAGCCACCGCGACACCGTCGGAATATCCACCCCGCTCTCGATGCAGCGCGTGGCGAATAGGTGGCGCAGGTCGTGGTGCGTCAACTTCGCAACCCCGACCGCCTCGCACGCCGAATCTAGCGAACCTAGCCCACCGCCGACGCGCAGGATAGGAGCAGTCGGCGCTTCTTCTCCGCGGCGTGCACGGATCTCGGCGAGGAGTGCGCCCAACGCCGGGAAGATAGGGATGAGGCGATAGCTTGTCTCCGTCTTCGTGCCGGGCACCGTCAGCTCATTCTTGGCCCGGTCGACGTGACACCATTGCAACGACGTGGCCTCGCGAAGCCGGGCGCCACAGTAAGCCAGTAGGCGAACCATGTCGGCGCAGTCCGGGGACCATTTCGAGCCGGCCGTGGCGATGCTTTTGACGATCGCGTTAAACTGCTCCGCGGTGGGGAGCGTCAGCCGCTTCTGCTTCGGCGGCGCTTTGGTGATTTCGTCCGCCGGGTTTTTGTAGATCACGCCCTGCTCGCGAGCGATTTCGAACACGGAGCGGAGCGCGTCGATAGCCTTGTTGAAGGCGGAGGAGGACATTCCTTTCCTTTTCGTTTTCACGTTGGGGGCGATGAACCCCGTTCCCTCGCGGAGGGCCGCTGCGGCCCAAATCCGACAATCCGGCGCCGTGACCCGGCGGATGTCGCGACCGGGTAAATCGGACCACGTGGTGACGACGGCTTTAATCGCGGTGCCCCGGCGTTCCCGCGTCGCGGGCGCGAGGGAAGAGTCCTGCCTTGTTCGTTCGAGAAATATGCCGATGAAATGCCCGACGGTCATCTCGTCCACCCCCGCCGTCCGAGCCTCCCCGGTGGCGGCCAAACCGTGCGCGCGCACCTCCTTTTCGACATCTCCGAGGCGCAGCTTGGCGACCGAAAAAACGCTCGTCTTGAGCGTCCGCCATTTCTGCTTGCCGTTCACTTTTACGCGGGCGTAGTAAGTTCCGCTCTGACGGTTTCTGAGCAGGTTCGTCACGTTGGTTCTTTCCCACACGTTCTCTTTCTTTCCCACGTCCATGGAAAAAGAGTAGAAGAGCGGTGTAGAAAATAGCCAATAACGAAGTTGCTTAGGCTCCGTAAGTGACAGGTAAAGAAGCCCTTGCCCGGGTGGTGGAATTGGTAGACACGCAGGTCTCAGAAGCCTGTGCCGTAAGGTGTAGCGGTTCGAGTCCGCTCCCGGGCACCATTATGAGCGGTTGTGCGGGATAACCGCACCGCGAATTAGTTTGATGTGCCGGGCGGGTGCGCGTCGTGATGCCGGCGTTTTGAGCGAATCGCCGGAAAAGAAACACCCGTGGGCCAAGTTCAAGGCCCGTCCCGTGGCGCCGCGTCCGTTGAAGGGGCGGACGGCACCGGAGGTGTTGAGCCCAAAAACGCCGTTGGCTCCCGTGGTGACGCCCGGGCCGGAGGTGCAACCGAGCCGGCTGCCGCAGCCGGTGAAGGCGGTGGCGCCGGCACCCGTGCGCGCGGCCCCGGCACCGCGACCGGTGGCGCCGGAGGTGAAGCCCAAAGAAGCGGTCGGTGCGCCGAAGCCGGTGGCGAAAACGCCGATGGTGGCCCCGGCGGTCAAGACTCCGGAAGTCCGACGGGAGGAGCCGGCGGTGGTGGCCAAGGTGGCGCCCAAGGTGGCGGAGGAACCCAAGAAAGCGGATGCGCCGGTGCAGGCGCCGATCACGGCGGAGTTGGCGGATACGTTGGCCCAGTTGGAGGGATTCGAGACCGCTCCGGGGTGGCCGATGGCGCTCAAGAAATCGGTGCGACCGCCCGGGCAGGGACGCCTGACGTGGATTTGGCTCGGGGTGAAGGACTCGGTGCGAAACTACCGGAGCAATTTCCGGCGGCTGGCGGGTTGGTGGGCGCATTGGCGCACGACGTCGTCGTGCCGGGTGCTGGTGGCGTTTATTGTGATCTACGGGGTGTTGGCGTTTATGCGGGCGCCGAGCAATTCGACGGTGGAGCGGTCGCGTCGGCAGGAGGAGATTAGCTATCTGCAAAATTTTCTGAAGAACTACATCTCGGCCGGCGGCGTGGTGCTGGCGCAGAAACCGCATGGGGGCTCGGAGCTGTATCCGCGCGGCGTGGTGATGAAGGGCGACCTGCTGGCGGCGTTTATGCGGGCGCCGGTGGGCGGCGTGTTTGTCGTGAATATCAGCGCAGCGGAGTCGAATCCGTTGGTGGGATTTTACGGCTATCCGCCGATTTACGCGGGCGGAAAATATTTCCACCTGGAGCGGAAGTTTAACTTCACGCTCTATCGTTGCAGTTTTCTGATCAGGAAGGATTCCGACAAAGCGGGGGTGCTGCTGTTGACGCGGGTGGAGCGGGCGTATTGAGCGACGGCGCGCGGGCTACAAGGCTTCGATGGCGGCGATAGCGGCGTCGTATTCGGCTTTGGTCATCTCGGAATAGTCGGTGCGACGATAGGAGATGACGCGGGGCGTGCCCGGCGGATAGCGGCCGTTTTGGAGGAGGTCGGAGAAACCGTAGTTACGCGTGGGCGCAGAGTAGTAATTGATGCGCCAGGGTTCGTCGGCGATGCGGCTTTCGAAGAGGGCGACAAGGGAGCCGCGGATGTAGACCGAGTTGCTGTTGGTCGTCCAGTTTTCGAGGAAGCGCAGGAGATTGTGGGCGCCACCGCTCTCGCGGGCGCTGCCGTCCTTGTTGGTGGGGCTAATTCCGGTCAAGATGGCGGCTGCGACGACGGTGTCGCGGCTGGAGCCGACGGTTTGGCGGAGGGTGCCGCGGCTATTGGCGTCGTTGAAACTGGTGGAGAGCAGGGTAACCGCGTCGGCCGCGATGGTGGCGGGTTTTTCGCCGGACCGCGACACGGAGGCGCTGAGCGTGCCGGAGCCGTCGTCGTTGAAGTGGCCCTTAATGTAGAGCGGTGCGTTGGTGGCGATGGTGAGGCCTTCGTTGACGGTGCCGTAGGTGGGCACGGGGGTGTTGCCATTGATGAGGCGGACGGCGACGCCGTTGCCACCGGCGGCGATCACGGTGCTGCCGTCGAGCCGGGTGTAAGGGTTGCTGGTGACTTCGATGTAGAGAATGCCGGTCCAGTGGCTGGTTTCGAGCGAACTGATGGCCTTGGTGACATTGCGGCTGGCGGCGGCGAGTTGCATCTGGGCGACCGCCTCCTTGAGCACGGTGATATCGAGTTCCACGAGGTCTTGGCCAAGGTTGCGGCGTTGGTCATAGATGCCGCTATTGACGGTGTAGGTGGTGTTGCCGGTGGTCGTGCGGGTGACGCTGGTCAGCTTGTAAGGGAGATACCGGAGCATGTTGGTCGGAAGGGTGGCCGCCAATGTGCCTGCGGGGCCGCCGGAACGCACGGTGACGATCGCCGGTATGGCGGGGTCGTTGGTCGTCACGGTGGTGTTGCCGCCCGCAGTGACGGACGTCGTGGTATAGCCGGAGGCGGGGACGACTTTAATGTAAATACCGGCTTGGTTGGAGAATTTTTGCGATTCGACCTCGGCGCTATACAGGGTGGCGCCCGCCGTGGAGGCAATCGGGGGCTCGATCATGAGGCGGCCGGTGTTGGTGGATTGATCGGTGCCGTCGGACGGGGTCATGTCTTCGGCGTAGCGGCCGATCGCGACCGGGGTATAGTTTTGCACGCCGTTGGCGGCGGTTTGCACATTGCCGTTCCAGGTCGTGGAGGCGAAGGTGCGGTAGGTGGTGAGATTGGCGGTGGCGCCGGCCAGTAGCGCGGCCGAGTAGGCTTCCTGGGTGGCGTAGGCACCGGCTTCGTTGTTGGTGTTGACGGTCGTGGAGGCGCCCATGGTGCTGTCCTTCCAAGTGCCACTGGCGGCCATGGAGATTTGAGCTCCGAGGCGGTTTTTGAATGTCACGGGCGAGGTCATATTGAGCTGCTGGCCTTCGCCGCTGCTATCGATCTGGCCATGGGTCGTATTGAGGAAATTTTTCCAGGCGTGATAGATGTTTCCGGTGCAGGTGACAGTGTTGTAGAAATTCAGGGAAACGCCGGTGCTGCTCATGTAAATGCTGCCGTTAACGTGCACGGGGCCGTAGACGTTCATGGTGCCGCCGGGGCTAAGCTCCATGTCCATGTTGTAAAACGCAGCGTGGGCGAACAGCGGTGCGCCGCGGACGCTGATTTTCTGGCGGACGTAGGCGTAGATGGGCGGACCGTTGAGGACGTTTACTTTGGCCTTCGCGTAGACGGGGATATCGCGGCGGAAGATCCACTTTCCTTTGAGGGGGTCGTTGATGTTGTTGGGATCGTTGGCGTCGACGTAGTAGAGGGTGGTGGAGCCGGAGGAAATGACGTTGGCGATGGGGCCGCCGGTGAGGGTGCTGGCGCCGGTATCGACGTTGGTGCCGGAAAAGATCGTCGATGTGGGAAGGACGAGGGATTCGGCCCCGGACGGCGTGAAGGAATTGGCGAGGAAGGTGCTCGTGTTGTCCATTTTGTAGCGGACCTGCATCATGCCGTATTCGGCGATGGCCTCGGCGGCGTTGTGGGCTTCGAGGCGGCGGATGGCGCGCTGGTTGAGGGTGGCCTCTGTCATCACCCACTTCAGCATGCTGGCGAGTATGCCGGAGAGGACGGCGGCGAAGATCAGCGCCATGACGATGCCGGAGCCGCGGTTGGCGGCGGTGGGGCGGACGGCAGACGATGAAGAGAGGGAGCGCACGGGATCAGCCACGGGGCGAAACAGTGAAGTTATACGTCGAGACCGCGCGTTTGGTCAGACCGTCGTCGGACGTGTAGTTGATCTGGCCTTTGATCATGACGCTGCGGTTGAAAAAATTGTAGAAGAGGCGCGCCGAAGTGGTTGTGCCGGTGGCGCGGCCGATCGTGCCGGCGGAAATGACGTCGGGGTTGGTGTGGAGGGTCGAGGTGTTGGGCAGAATCGTCCAAAGCTGGGTGCCGGTGACGGTGGGGCTGAACTCGCTGGTGAATTTGCGCACGGGGCCAAGGCCGAAGTCGGGAGACTCTTCGTCGGTCTCGGGGTCGTGGTAGTAGCCGATGATTTTCCTGATTTTGGAATCGTCGCTCTGATCTTTGAAGACGAAGAGGACGCAGCTCCCGGATTCGCCGTCGCCCATGTAAGCAAGGACTTCGCTGCCACTGGGGCCGACGGTGCGGGTGCTAAAATCGGCGAGGATGACGAAGTAGTTGGCGAAGGTGGCGGTGTCGGAGAGTTCGTTGGTGAAGGTGCGGACGTCTTTGTTAATGCTGAGGCGAAACGTGTTATATTTGTAGCTCTTCATCATGTTGATGAAGAGGCTCAGCACGACCATGACCATGATCGTGAGGATCGTGGTCGCGATCATCACCTCGATCAGGGAAAACGCGCGCGTAGCGAGCGGGCGCGGGCGGCGGCGGGGAAGCGAGGTGGTGAGACAGTTCATCGCACGGCCGTTCAGAAGGTGGGGACGAGGGACCGGAGATTCTTGATCATGCCGGTGAAGGATCGGGTATTCGTGCCGTCCTGGATCTGCCACATGTAGACGAGGGTGATCACTTTGGCCTGCTGGGTGGCGCCGTAACCGCCGGGCGTGAGATCTTCGATCCAGACCCAGATGTGCAGGGTGAGATCGGCAGCGCGGTTTACATCGAACGTCTTGGAATTGTCATAGACCGAACTGGGCACCGCGGGGGGCGCGAGGCTGGCCGGGGTGAGGGGGGCCAGCGGTGAGAGGATCAGCGGATCGGCGGTGACGTCGTCTTTCTGGGTCGCGAGCGAATATTGGCTGACGTAAGTGCTGGCGGTGGTGCTGGTGCCAGCCGGGGGCGAAATCGGCAGCATGTCGTAGGGCATGTTTTTGATCTGCTCCAAATAGCCCTGCATGATGGCGGCGACCGAAGATTGGTAGACGGCGATTTCGGTGAGGCGGCGCGTCAGGATCGAGGCGGCGATGAGGCTCGTCGAAATCATCGCGATGAGCCCGACAGCCGTGGCGACCTCGACCAGCGTCATGCCGCGGGTGAATTTCCCGTGGGGGCGCCCGGCCCGGGCGGGTGCGCGTGAGTTTTCGCCGCCGTGGGTGAACATGTCCGTGCCCGTTATTTTCGGGGTGAAGTGGGGATGCGCGGTGAGGGCGCGCCGCCGCGGAGGATCGAGGGGGTGAGGTGGCGCGGGGGCTGCGTGGGATCGACGGCTTTGCGTTGTTCGTTCGCGACGCGGGCGGCGAGGGCATCGGCGGCCGCTTTGATCTGCTCGGCTTTCCACGCCTGCCGAGCGGCCTCGGCGGCTTCGGCGGCGCGACGGAGCGATTCCTCATGGTCGACGGCGAGACGTTCTTCTTCGCGGGTCACGGCAAACACGCGCACGCCGGCAACACAGAGGGCGAGAATGACGCAATCGGCGGAACTGCAAAGTGCGCGGTGGCGGTCGCTTTCCGCGCTGTATTTTGCCACGGCCAACGGGACTGCCATCGTGGTCAGTGCCCAGAAAAACGGGGCGACTTTTTTCGGTCGCAAAGCCACGTTGCTCAGATGAACGGCGGCCCAAAGCAGCAAGCCGGCTTGGACGGCGGCGAGCAGCAGGATCAACGGGGTCATCGGGCGGCGAAGCGGGTGCCGGGGGTGCCCGGGGCCGAGACGACGGTCGCGTTGGCTTCGGTGAGAAGGGCGTCTTCACCCGGGGCGACGCCGATCCAGGCGTAGTTCCACTCGCCGCGGTCGACGTTGATGCGGCCGACGGCGACGATGCGCATATCGCGGAGGTTGTGGATCAACGTAAAATGGCCGTGGGTATCGCTGCGCGTGGTGTGGGGCGTGGTCGGCAGGAAGTTGAGATATTGCGCGGCGACCGTTTGCGCACGGATGTTGAGTTGGGCGCTTTCCTCATTTCGGCCCTCAAGGGCAGCGGCGGCGGCTTGGGTGCGAAGCTGCTCGGCGAGTTCGGCGCTCTTGGCTTTGGCTTGCGCAAGATAACGGGCGAGCAGTTCGGCCGGGTAGGCGCGGACCTCGACATCGCCCAAGAGGTGGGTTTCGCCGGTGGGCAGAGCCACGGCGACGCGACCAGCGAACTTCACGCGGGTCGGTTTGAGGGCCGGGCTCGGGACGCGCACCCGCTGGGTGCTTTCCAGCATGATGGTGCCTTCGCCGGCGGGAGCGAATTCGGGAGCCGCGGGGGTCTCCTCGACGACGCTCTCGGCGGCGGGTGCGGCCTCGGCAGGAACGGAAGCCCGGGCGATTTTTGCGGGGGCGTTGATGACGACGGACGGGGCGACGGGCGCGGTTGACGCCGGGGCGACCGCGACTTTGTCCGCAAGCGCGAGAAAGGCGGGGTCATTGACCGGGACGACGGTGGCGGTCGGCGCCCGCAAATGCAGTTCGGCGAGCACCTCGTCGGGCAGCACGTCGCTCCGAAGTGAGGTCGCGCCGCCGAGGTGGCGCACGAGCACATCGGTGGTCGAATAGTTGATCACGCGCACATCGGAGAGCAGGCGACCATCTTTCAACGCGAGGGACGAATACGTGCGGATCGCGGCCAAGGCGTGGGTGTGCGCGGCGAGCAATAGCGCGCCGCCGAGCAACACTGCGCCGGTCCAACCACGCCGGCTCAGCGGCGTGTGGGAAGAGGTTGGGCGAGAGTGTGACATGGGGTGCTCCAAAACGCCGTGTTTATCGGGTCAAAAAGTTGTGATTGTCGAGGGGGAACAGCCCGCGGCGGCCGGTGGAAAATGCCCAGTTTCACTGCGTAGTCGCCGCAGGTTTTTTGAGGAGATTTCCAGGGGCGCGTTGAGGCGAAACAGAAGGGCGGAATTTTCGCTCTAGGCACCGCTTGCGGCGCGGGCTTCGGCGCGGCCTTCTTGGGCATCCACGACGACCGTCGTCACGACATCGGAGCCGACATTGGTCATCGTGCGGACCATATCGAGCACGCGGTCGACGCCGAGCACGATGCCGATGCCATCGGCGGGAATCCCGAAGGTGGCGAGTAGACCGGCAATGAGGGGCAGCGAGCCGCCGGGGATGCCGGCGACCGCGACGGCGCTGAGCACGGAGAGGAGCAGCAGGGTGAGCTGTTGGCCGACGCTCAAGTCGACGCCAAAGACTTGGGCGACGAAGAGGACGACGCAGCCTTCGTAGAGGGCGGTGCCGCTCATGTTCATGGTGGTGCCGAGCGGTAACACAAAACCGGCGACGCTGGGGCGCAGGCCGAGCGTGCCTTTGGCGCACTCGAGGGCAGCGGGGAGCGTGGCGTTGCTCGAACTGGTGGAGAAGGCCGTCACGAGCACGGCGCGGATGTCTTTCCAAAACTGCAATGGACTCCGGTCGGTCCAGACTTTGAGCCAGATCGACATGGTGCCGAAGAGGTGGAGGAGCATCACGAAAACGCAGCCAAGGGCGAAGACACCGAGTGCGATCAGAATATCGACGCCGATCTTCACGATCACGCTGTAGATCATCGCGGGCACGGCATA